TTTGAAGTTGCTCCAATTCCCATTGAAGTTTGACCAACTCCAACAAAAGTGGAGACTGGGTTATACAATACTTCTTCGGCTGTGTTAAAGAAGTGATCGGGAAGTGTAAAGAGACCAGTTGCATAATTTAATTTTGTAGTATCTGAAGGATCAAAGGTCTTCACATAAATTGGTTTTCCATTATGAGTAATTGGGAAGTTTACTCTATTTGCTCTCAGACCGTTCAATCCGTCAAATGCCGAAAGGAATAAAAGTTGATTGGAAGGACCATAAGAAAGTGCATTTGCTTGATTGTCAAAATCCATTTGTCTGTAGAAGACTTCATTGAAAGACTGAAGTTCTACATCATATGGAGAATCTGGATAGAAATTCAAGTAGAAATTCGTTCCTACAATTTCACTACCAAATGTTCCAAGACCACTTACATTATTAACCGCAGAGAATGGTCCTGGAGTAACAGTTACTTCAAGATCTTTTGCATTTGCCAGAATATTAACTTGGTGTATTGCAGAAGTTTCTCCAACCGAAACACGAACAATTGACGCGGCAGAGGAAATTGTATTAATATCAAATGTTCCTGCTCTTACAACATCAGTACCAAATCCAATGACAGATTCAAGTCTAGCACTTCTCTCTGTTCCTTCTGGTTGATTATTCAATAAGAATCTGTATGTTCCAATACCTGCAGTTGTGTTGCCAAATCCAACAATATTGGTTCTATAATCAAGTGCGTCAGTTTGACTGAAATTGCGTCCTCTTACAGAAACAATACCAGAAACAGAATCATAAGTTGCAGTTACTAATCCAACAGAAGAAGCACTGTAGGTTTGAGTATTGTGATCAAAATAGTACTCACTTACATAAGTATCAGATCCATCAAAGTCAACTACTGCTTCAATGTAATTTGTTTCTCTTGTAAATCTATTAGTAACCTCAATGTTTGCAAATAATCCTCTGAAGTCTGCGTCAGAAAACTCTGCCAGAGTTTGAATATCATTTCCACTTGGTACACTACTAACACCAACAAATGAAGCAACGAGATCAACACAACCTATTGATTGTGTTCCAATACCAGAGTTTCCTGCTGGAAGTGCTTGATACAGGTATGTTTTCTTTATAATCTTTATGTCGTGATCTGTTTCGTATGGATCTGTTGGTGTAAAGATGAGAGTCTTTCTTCCAATATCATCAATATCTGCACTAAAATCTCCAAGTTTTCTATTTGAGTATGTGGTATATTTTTCAAATAAGAAAATATCATTAGTTGAAGATTGTACAATAAGTTCTGACAATTGAACATCATCAGTGTCTGGATCAACAATCTGAATAACATATCTTACATGATTATCAACAAAGTCAATCTCCTCAATTTCGACGAAAGTATCTTTAAATCCTCTACTAGAGAACTTGCTACTAATATCGTCATGAGTGAGAACTCTATTTGTTCTGCATTCGATGTAATCGGTAAGTTTTCTGTTCTGAATTTGCAGAGCATTTGATTGTGGAAGACCACTGATTGAACTTACCCTTGGATCAACATCTACAGCATTATCAAAGTAGTTAACTGTGTCAACTCTTCTTTCATTGACAACATCCAAAATAACAATTGAAGTTGTTGATCCACCAAGACCAACAGCACTGGATGCTTCAGAAGTAACTCCAACGTCAGCAAAATTCTTCAGACCTGCTGGGTGAATAATACTGTTGACTGGTGCTGAGAGTTCATTCCATGTTATTGGACTCTTGATTGAATATGAAAGATTTTGATAATAATCATTATTAGGAGTTACTTGATAATCTTCACTAATCTTACCAATATCATTACTCCATCCAAGATCTAATCTTGAAGAATAATCAACGGTAAACTTAGATCTCTTTCTATCAACAGAAGTTACATCTGCAATAGCGCCACTATTGATTCCTTTAATTTTATCACCTTTCTTAAGGTTATATCTTCCTCTAACCTTAATATAATCTTCTCTTACCAGGGAGACAAAAAGATCTTCTGCACGGAATCCAGTTCCAGTATTGACGAACAGTTTCTCATTATCGGAGAATACTGCTCTCTTCTGCTTAATATTGATAATTGGATAATTCTCTTCATTTACAATGGTTGCATATCCAGACTGATATGTTTTTGCAATACCAGCGTTAGTTGTAAGACCAACACCAGTATCATCAACAAGTTGGAATGTCAATGTTGCAGGACTTGTATTTGCAAACTGTGTAACTTTGAAGAACTTATAATCATAGTTTTCAGAGTTAAATCCAGATCCATCTGGAGACGACATTTCAATACCTTCAACAAATATTCTGTCATCAACAGCAAATGGAGGTGAAGTATAACCAAGAATTGGTGTTTTAAGGACACAAGTTGCAATACCAGTTGGTCCACTGACCATAGAAACAATACCAACACCATTTGAATTATTGATTGCAATAATCTTATGTGGTTCTGATTCCAATCCGTATATTGGTGCTAATTGCTCAATTTCTGAAATTGCTCCGTTTGGTGCATGTGCAATAAGTGTTGTTGAATCTACTACTTCTTTCTTAGTATCATTCCACAGTAAAAGATTTGGATCACTCAGATATCTTGCACCACCATATTGAATATCAATCTCTTCGATCGTATCTAAATTATCAATACTGACAATGGGTGGAACAAATGCTTCTGGTCTCAGAGTCTTGTCTGCAGAATAATCATATCCAATATCACGGAATCTAATCTTATTGATTCTACCAATAGAAGTGGAGACACCAATAATGTTAGCATTGACACCATTTACAGTTGTTACGTCTTTGAATTTTGGAAGTTTATCAAAGTTAAATCCTTTAGATATTACCTTAACTTTACTGATACTTCCATTCAGAGCAGTGGCAGACTTTGTTGAATATGTAAGAGAATCGCAATCTTCATCATTATATCCTAATACATTTGGATATCTGTATGGAGATATCTTAAATGTGTTATTAGAAGCAGTTGAAATACCAAAGACACTATATGTTCCATTATATTCACTATCAATATAGTCAATCTCAGAATAAGATCTTACGTCAGTATCTGCAGTACTAATATATCCGCCTTTTTCTAAAGCATAATAAAGTTTGGAAGGAACGCTTTCGGAATATCTTAGAGTCAGAGATGCATTTGACGCTGTTCCAAAACCTACACTACCAAGACCAACAACATTAAATTCTCTACTATCAGAAGAACTAATATATTCGTTTATGAAATTTTTATCTCTGTAGATCTTTAACTGATACCCTCTTAGAGAAGTATCTTGAAGATTGAATTGGAGATCACTGTTTCTTACGACAGATATCTTAGGATTAATCGCTGAAACATAATGATTTACTCCACCAGTCGCTGTGATACTTACAGCATTTTCTGTACTTGGGTTTGATTCATATAATGTTTCTGCGAGTCTGAACTTACTGTTACTATCTTTAATAATATAGTATGAACCAGTGCTCAGTCCTGCAGCAACTTCCGTGCTTTCGTAGAAAACTTTGTCACCAGTTTCATATCCATGATCTGTATATGTAAATGATCCATCAACAATGCTAATCGAAGTTGAGTTGATACCCAGAGGATTTACAAGTATCTTCTTCTCACTACTATTCAATTTTATGTTGAGTGCTGCAGTTGTCCCAAATCCAACGACAGTATTGGGGACAACAGTCAACTTAATTGAATCACCATTCTGAAGACCATGTGTTGCAGAAGTACTGACGGTGGTCGTAATTCTATCAACATCGCCAGTGATTTGCTCTCTATTGGTCTTTAACAGATATTCTGCATTATCAGATCCGTCACTGTAGAAGAACAATCCTTCAGTTGATGTTGTTAAACCAACCTGTGTAGTCAGACCAATATAATTTTGACCTTTGTTAATTGCATAAACTTCACTTGTAAGTGTGAAATTATCTGGAATGTAGAAAGTGTTTATATTTAAATTATTGTCACCAACAATCAATGAATCTACACCTGCGGTGGTTGTCTTTGTGAATGTTAATCTCTCACCAGTTTTGAATCCATGATTTGGAATGTAGATTGATCTGCAGGGAACAGAAACGCTAAATGTGGTGACACCAACCTGAGATACTTTTTCTACTGCACCACCTACAGTGGTTCCAATTCCTACAGATTCTACTGCATTAAAATAAGTTAACTTATCTCTTTGTGATTCAAACTTCCTAGTCTTTACAGGTAACTTGACTCTATCAGAACTCAAGTTGAGTCTACTTCCAAATGAGTGAGCAACACCAGCTGAACCAAATCTCTTTACTCTCAGTACACCATTTTCAAAATCATTTAGAACTTTAACAACCTCTGTACCACTTGAAGATACAATGGTTATAGAATTTCCTATAGATACTGTTCTAAATCTTGAAGATACAAAGATATCCTCATCAATTCCACCAGTGATTGCGGAATAAGAGGTCATTGTACCTGCCAATCCAACAGATTCTGTGGTAAATCCAATCTTCTTTGGACCTGCAAGGAATGGTACTGATGTTGAAAGACCACTTACAAGAACTGTATTATTGTTGTTTAAGTTAAATCCATCTAGAGTATATGCAGAAACTTGAGTATCATTATCCCAAACAAATACACAATTTGAATTTCTTTCCAGTTCTGTAGTAATTGAAGATATGCCAGCACCCTTCAGTTCTTCTACCAGACCTCTCAGTCCAGATCCATTAGCATCCTCAAAATCAAAGTTTACTGCATCGCCAATAGAATATCCTCTTCCACCGTCAATAACTTTAATTTCATCAACATCTCCTTGAGTAACTGACTCAACAATTGAGAGTTGCTCAAAACTTTCATAGGATTCGTTTATGAAATCATAATCAGCATCTGGATCATTAACTTTATATGGGAATGTATTGCGGGAAAGATTTTGACCATTAAAATCAAACGTTTGATCTAAGACAGCATTGTCTTCAATAACTTTTGATTTAAATGTGTTACCAACAAAGTATGGATAAGAGGGAACAAAATCTGGTGAAATTGTGCTTGTTGTAACACCACCAAAATATGCATAAACTCCATTTGGAAATTCTGGAGTCTTACAGAATCTGCCGTTATGTGAATCTAGATCTCCACCATTAGTATACTGATAATCTTCTATAAAGAATCCTGGTTCAAATGCTGGTCTGTCAAATACACCTGCTGTTTTTAATTCATATCCAGGTCTTACTTTAATGATACCAGACTGAATATTATTTGCCGTCTGATATCCATATGGTCCATAAATTGGATTTCCATCATATGCCCAACCAATAATTGGTGAGTGAGATCCACTAAGATTTTCATAGTTTGCGGCAAGATCTTCCGAATAACCATAAATTCCATAAACTAGTGAGTTTTCTTCAGCATTTTTATAGAGGTTTGAATAAATCTTAGTCGATTGTGTCGCAGATATCTTTCCAAATCTGAATGCATCATTTACATTAAGACTTCTGACGCGAGTATCAAATATTGCACCAGATCCTCTTGGGTCAACATATATTGAAGTTGTTGATGAACTATACCCAATACCTGGATTGATTACGATAACATCGTCAACTTTACCATCAATAATAACTGGTCTGAGAATAGCTCCTGTTCCACCAGATTGATCTTCAATATTAAGTTCTGGAATGGAAATATATTCAGAACCTTTATTCAATACTTGAACATCTACAATTCTTCCATTTGAAATGATTGGATTTAATTGTGCGTTCTTACCTTTGCTGATCGAAATGATTGGTTTTTTGTGTAAGTTTAAAGTAGTAGATCCATATCCACTACCAGATTCATACAGGTATGCTCCAACAATTTCTCCAGTAACAATTGGAGTAAATTTAAATGTCCCGGTTGTTGCACCAAAGGAAACATTAGCAGTTACTTCAATTTGTGGATATTGGAAAATGTGATATCCACTTCCAGTTGAATCAAATTTAGTATATTTTGATTTTGTTAGATCTTGTTTATAAGTTCCAGCAACACCAACATTTACAAGTCTGAAACTATCAGAATCTAATCTCTGAATAGAGTATTGATTTAATGTGGATAAACCAACGATACTTGTTCCTGAAGACTCATAAGTGACGATCTCTCCAGTTTTAAATCCATGATCCTTGAATGTGACTGTATTATATTCTGTAGAGATTCCGGAAGATCTTACTCTAAGTTTTCTATAAGCATATCCAGACCCAGAATTTAATACCTTTACACTTCTCAGATTATTTTGAGATAGAGTTCTGAATTTGTGAATGCCACTGGCGGTAGTTGCTACAGAAAGACCGATTGTATTAATTCCAGTTGTTCCGGAGAAAGCATCTAACTCATTTTTGAAGAGTCTGATCGTACTTGTGTTTACAAATCTAACAACATATTCGTCACCACTAACCAAAGATCCTGTAGCAGTATTTGTTGGATCATATGCAACACCAATGGAAATTGGATCATTTCCATTTTGATTGTAAATTATACGTTGACCGTCACCAAGATTATGAGGTTCTAAGAACGTAATTGTTTCGTTCGAAATGTCAATACCACCACCAAGAGACAGTTTGCGACTGTCAAATGACATTTCTCTAAATCTTTGACCTACTACTGGTTCTAATGAACAACCAGATCCATTTCCACCAGTAAGAGATACTGAAAGTAATTCTTCAAAGTCAAAATCTTGTGGGTCAATAATAATACTCTTTACATTACCAACAATAATTGGATCAACATATGCTGTAGATCCAGCACCTGCGGAAATTGTAATATTTGGTGGATTGACTATATCATATCCACTTCCACCATTTAAGACTTCAAACTTTTCAATAGGTCCATAATAAATCTTATCTGAAGAATTTGGACTTGTAATTTCTACACCGTCAACTAAAATACCGATGTTGGATACAGATCTTTCACTACCTCTTTCATTTTCAAGTGATTGATTTAATGGGAACTTTCTAACAATCTTCTTAGAACTGAGTGTTCTATTCTCATGACGCCTTAGAGTAAAGTAATGTACTCCAGGATTGTTATTTTGACCTAATCTAATGCTCTCATTTCCGGACAAGAGCGCCTTTGAGGCATAAAGTCTGATCTCATTTGCTGCTACAAGTTTGACAAAATATGTTTGACCAGAATCTAATCCAGATAAAGGATTTGCTGCAGTATATCTGATCTCATCACCATCTCTAAAATCAACTGGTGAAGAGAATTTTACAGTTCCATATGATTGGAAGAAAGAACTATAGTCGCCAAGACCATTAACAGTTCCATCTGGAAGTGTAGATTCGAGAATATTATCTACAATAGTATATCCTGGTAATGAGTTTGAAGCGACATATGCATAAGTATCAGTATCATCACTGTAAACATTTAAAGCATTTGCAATATAAACGTCATTTCCAATTGTGATAATAACACCAGAACTCTTTGCCTTTACAAGTTTTCTTCTAATACTATATTCAACATTCGGTAATGGTACAAAAGAACCTGTATTAGAAAGAGTAACTTCTCTTGAAGAGGCATTTATACTAGAGACTTGTGCATATGAAGCATTTGAATTATTTGGATCTGGTACAACTACAATATTACTATTGCCAACAAGAATTTCAACAAAGTCACCTACTTTGAGGCTAGACTTATCAATTTCAGAGAATAAGGTGAATACTGACGATGAGATTGATTGTACTTTAAATCTTGCACTAGTATTATAGATCCAAGAATTAGCAAAAACTTGTTTGAAAGTTTTATCACCTGCTGGATTGTCAATAATCTCACCAACATTTCTAGTCGAAATGACTTCACCCTCTTCCATAAGAGGAATATCTGACAGTGCTTTAAATCCAGAAAGAACACCAGTGATTCTTAAATCACATCTCTTTTCAGTATCACCATTTTCATATCCAAAAATAGTTTCATCTGCTCTTATGAGATCTCCGAGTTCTATTTGACTAGTTACTCCAGTGCAACCATAAAACTGGTTTATGCTCTTTGAGGTGTACTTAATTACATTACTACCTGAGATAATTGTCCCAGATTCACTAAATCCAATTGTGGAATCTACACTAATAACAGAATCATTAACACTAACTGGTTCTAAGCATCTTGAAGCGCCAGGAATAGTAAATACTCCCTCTACAAGATCTCTGTCGTTGTAACCTACAAAGAGACTGAGTTTATAGAACGTTTGATTATTTCTGGTAAAAATCTCAATTTCTGATACCGATGCATTTGTATTCAAATCATTTGACTTGAATATTGTTTGACCTTCCAATCCAAATGGATTACCAGAAATATTTTCTGCAACAACAACCTCTCTTCTGATATATTCTGCAGAAGAAGGTTTGATTAGGCGACTTTCAAGATCCAGTACTTCAGCATTTACTCCATAAAGAACCTTGAATAAGATTCTAATGGATTCTGCAATACCTTTTGACTGATAGAAGTTTCTTGCATGTTTAATAAAGTTTCCAACATTCAAGTCGGAAACAAAATCATACTCTTCCAGTCCTGGTGTAAAAGTTTTCTTAAGTTTCTTATAAAACTCTTGTAAGAACAATACACTCAGATTCTTTACTGTTGCAGATTGACTATGTGCAGCAGCAGAGGTTTGAGAGAAAACAATATTTTGCTTGTTTACATTACTAAAGACGCTAGAAATTCCTACATCATATCCACTAATTCCACTAAATCCACGAATACAACCAGTGAAAGTAGTGCCTGTGATTCCAGTGTAAGTAATGATCTCATTGCCAATTTGCAACAGACCATATTCCTCGGGAAATCCCTTTGTCGAAGTAACATTAATTGTGGTATCGGATTGAGATACTGCGGATGTGAGAGATACTTCTCCCACAACAACTTCTGGGATAAGATTATCGAGTTTGATATAACGATCTAAATTATCAACAAGATCAACATTACCACCCTGATGCTCTAAAGACAGATAATACTGTTTAAAAAATTCTACAGCTTTTGGAAAATCTGCAACTAAAAATTCTGGAAGTTGGCTCTCAATAATTTTATTGAGTTGCACTCTCTTCTCAAAATGCGACATATTTTATTTCCTCTCTAGAGCTCCGTTTGAATAACTTGAAGTATAGTAATCTCTTGTGAAAGACACGCCAGAAATATCTTCACCAGATGCAATTACATCTTTAACCATATTTATTGAACTATTGGGAACGCTGAACGTCAAATATAGATCCTTAAGACCTATAACATCATTTGATTCTGGGTATGCTTGAATCTCAATAATGTTGTTTGGTCTTTGAGTACTTGTGATATTAAGTGTGTTGAGTATGATCTCACCTTTAACATAATCAACGGTTCCTGCCTCCTTAGCAACGACAACTCTATTTCCATTAGAATCTAGTTTAACCAATGAAAGAATTCCCTTTTCAGCACTTACAGTTCCTGGTCTGGAAAGGAATACCTGTGACGCTGCAGTAGCATTTGATACTCTATTTCCACCTGCTGTAATTTCTGGTGCGTCTGTAAGGTATACGGTTGATGATTCTCCAGCAATTGTGAATCCTGTAGATTTAATGTTGTACCCGTTGACATTTACATGGAACTTATTGCCAAAACAAAGTTCATATTGTGCAAACTGATTCAACAATGCCTTCATATCTCTTCTAATTTTCACCTTTGTGATATTAGAAGTAATTGCAGAGTCAACTCTATCAATAAGTTGTAAGACTTTACTGTATTTGAATCTTCCACCAAAGCGGTTCATGTCAACATCTTGAGAATATTTGGTAAGAGAATCAATAACGTTGGTTCTCAGATCATCAACATTTGTAACTTGGGCATTGTTGTAGTAAATGAAGGAGTCAATTTCAACATAAAGAACCTTAAGGTCGATAATTTTCTGGTTGATTCCAGCAATTGAGTACTGTTTGATCTTGTTTAAAATATTTTGCTTATCAAAATCAGAAACATATGTACCATTTTTTGGTTTGATACTGATTTGTACCGTACCAAACTGTGGTGGGGACAATTCTTCTCCACCAACTACTGCAACTGATTCTGTATTTGGATAAATTGAAGCAATGATTGCCTCATAATCCCTCGCTGTAACCGCTCTGTATTGCGCTGAGTAGAGTCTTGGAGCGAAATACTTGATAGAGGACACATTCTCAATTTCACCGCCATTCATTGCCTTCTGAATGGTCGTTACGGGAACTGACGCAGTAGGAATAACGCGAACATTTGACTGATCGAGGAAATTTCCTTGGAAATCAAAGACCGAAGGTCCATTTCCAGCGTCACCATCAGTAATAATGTATCTTACTGTGATAACAGCATTATTTTCTAACTCTTTACCGAAGTATCCGTCACCAAACAGAAGTTCATAACGCTCATCTTGAACTTCTTGTATTAAAAAGACTTCAGAATTTTTGTCAATGTTTAAAATATTGTCAATCTTACTATATTCTCTTCCTAAACCGGTATCATTGATACCTTTGACGTATACAGTAATAGTTGAGGTGTCAATATTTGGATTATCAAGAACAAATCTCTGATCAATTGACGTATCAACTAAAAATTGCCTTGAAAGTAGAGATCCTTGATAGATTTGAATTGGTGCTGCTGCTGATCCAAACTGTGCCACACCATTTACTACTGCGGCAGTGACATCTTCTGGAATTGAGAAGCGATATGAAGTGTTATCTTGCCTTCCAATGCACACCAGACCTGCTTGGAGGGTGATAAAACCACTACTGGTAGTGGTAGGAACACTAAAAGTTACGTTTGCCTTAGAGGCGCTTCTAGAGCGTGGTATGTAACCTATGTTTCTTGCTAATGAAACCACATTTTCACGAACTGTTGCCCCATCCAAGAAGGATTCGTTGACAACCAGGTTCGCATTAAACGCATTAATGTAAGTATTATACGCAAGAGTATCGATCAGAACGGAAAAATTCGACCCTTCAAAGTCAAAATCCGTGAAATTTGAATTTGCACGGAGATAATCCTTGATTTGAGCCTTGATTTGATCGAAATCTAGGTTAGTAAACTGTGTAAAAGGCATTTTTTATCGCGTCGCCTCTAATATGAACGAAAATGCTTGGGTTGGTAAATCTAAACCTACAATATCGAAGTAAACATTTACGTCAAAACTATTATTATCGGGTTGTGGATTGACTTTGACGAGTAAATTTTCGACTCTATCCTCATAAAATTGAATAGTTTCCCGTATTTGCTCTTCAATAACACGACTTGAGGCAATATCCACGAAATCAAAGAGACTTCTACGAATATCAGACCCCAAGTCTGAGTTAAAAAATCGTTCTGTAGGAATGGTTTCAACCAAATTACGCACAGATCTAATGATTGCACGCTCATTAATCAAGACAGGAAGGTCCTTTGTCACAGGATGTGGGTCAAATGCAAAACTAATATCCTTAAATGCTCTTGAAACCCTTCTGGTTGCCATTGAATAGGTAGATTTTTCTGAATTTATTTATAGTACCTACTCAGAAATCTTCCCATAATAGGGTTCTGTACCATAATCCCAGTCATCATAGTCCTCGTCATTGCGAATTCTTTCATGAAGTTCATTCTGAGTCCTAAAATCATGTTTTTTAGGTGTCAAATCGTCATTTGCAATCTCACGAAGCATCTTTTGGTGCTGATGATTACCTAAATTGTCCAAAAAATCATGTTGTGCAGTCATTTTTTCGTCCTTATAGTAGTCTGTGACGAGTTTAGTGGTTCCCCACATCTCATACATGTAGTCAGAATTTCTATCGACAGGTGAATTGCCCATTTGAGTTCCTGATTTACAGCGAAATCAGAACTTTTAGAGGGGTTGCTATCCCTTATCTCTATTTATTCTACCTCAAACACCCTTCAAACGGGTGCCTTGGACTAATCTTTCTCTATCAGCAAAGGTCATACCACGTGTGCTAGGTGCTGTAGAGAGTGCCTGACGTGCTGTAGCGTCTCTTTCAGTTCTTGCTTTATGAACTCTTTTACCTACAGGTGTTGCAAGTTTAGTCGCTGCCGTAACTGCCATTGCAGGAACTGCTAAAGGACCCATTCCAAGACCAGACATACCAATTTCGCCAATGTCTCTTACAGGACGAGGTAATTTTTGAATCACTTCGTCTGCTGCTGTCGCTGCTGTTATTCCTCTGACGGCTCTACCAAGACCAGTACGTCCAATAATCGTTCTGCC